GTTTTCATTTGGTTTATTAAATAACGCTTGTCTCGAATAATAACCCTATCGTTTAACTGGATTCCCGTTAATAAACTTACGGGCAAATTAGCCTTAACCGTTGTTAGCCTGTTTTTCGGATTAAATAAATTCGCTAAATACGGAAAATAATACGTAGCGAAAATACTTTGCTGAATCGGGTATAACCAATAAGACGATGTTTCTGGTGCAAAGTTTGTCGAATACTGTATTCCGTTGTCCGTTAAATCTTGCCCGAACATCGTATAATTAAAACTCGTAAAGTTTCCCGAACCGTCCGTGTAGTGTATATGGTTTGCTAACGTAATCCCTCCAAACTTATACATTAAAACGGGCTTTGGAATATAGGGCGAAAAACTTTCGTTTAACGAATATCCAACTTGCAACCCCGTACCTGTGAACTGATTAAATAAAAGGTTTTCAAAAGGTACGCTAATTGAAAATTCGCCCCCGTCGTACGGGTATTGGTATTCCGTGTTTCCCCATTGCTTCAATCCTAACTCAAAATACTTTTTATTCATAAAACTTTCGGAATCGGTAAAGTTAAAAGCTATTTTTTTGTAAAGTTTTACCCTACTTATTCCTATATCGTCTTTGTCTACGTGCTTAGTAATATCAATAACCGCGCCCGCCCCGTACCAATCTGCCAACGGTATAACCTCGAAAGTATTTACCGCTGTGCCAAAACACGTTAAATTAAATTGCTTTAATATACCTGAAATAAAATCCTGTACTTTAATTAAAGGTGCTAACGTTTGTAAGTCGGTAAACGAAGTCAAATTATTTACAATACATCGATATTTAGCGTTGCTTTGTAACGTCCCTAAATTTGTAATTTGCTCTACTATGTAATCGACGTTTAACGTTATATTTACCGCCCCGTTTGCTCTTAATTTGAACGTGTAAACATCGTATAAACCTAACTGATTTGTAAACCAACCCAACCCCGCATTACCTCCATTACTAAACGTTAATCCTAACCCCTCCCACGTTTGAAATAAACTACCGTTTGCGTAAATATCTAAATAAAAAGGTATCGTTAAATTTGAATTTGTTTGTACGGAAATACTTACGGCGTGTTGGCTTGCCCCGTTTAGATATTGTACCGTTAATTCCCCATTTGTTAAATTAAATGCCGTACTTAAATCGTAAGGGTTTATCGTTGACGGCAATAAAAAATTGTAGTTTACGTTTTGCGCTTGCCCTGTAAATTGGTATGTGTTTTTATTCTTATACCAAATATAAGCCTGAGTAAATTTTGGGTCTGTTAAAAACGCTCCCGTAAATGTTATTCCGTACTGGCTTGCGATTAAATCGAAAATACTTTTTACCCGTACCGCTGGAAATAATTCCCTGTAATCAATCCTACCCGACGTATGCCCGATGTCGTTACCTGACGGGATATTTAACCAATTAGGAAAATTTGCGCTCGGGTCTACGCCGTTAAATTGCCATATACGTTCGCTCGTAATTAATGGATAACATACGTCATAATCTATTAAAGCGTTTGTTATACGTTGGAAAACTTCATTAAACGTATAATTGTGGTCTAACGTTGAGTGGTCTAAAACTGTTAAAAGGTCTTCGCCTACTAAATCCTTTAACGTAGTTACTTCGCCATAAAAAGTAATTGTGTAGTTTGTAGGCTGTCCGTTTTTTAGTTGGCTCTTTTCCATTTGGATTTTACCCCGACGAAAAAACGCCATATCAATTTCTATAAAGCCGTTTAACCGCTCTTGATAATTAATTGTACCCGTAACAGCATTCTCGTAAAAATACTCCCATATTGCGTTATTTACGGGACTTGTCGGAATCGTAAACGACTGCGAAAAATCCGTAAACGTTTTACTTATATCCTGTATGTTTTGAATCGTTGAAGTTATTTCTATATTCTCGTCGTCGAATAAATCTAACTTTTGCCCCTCAACAAAAATACGTACTTGCCTTTTCATTAAATTACGTTGTTAATTAAATCGTTGCTTTGGTCGAACTGCAAAACGTAGTTAATCTTTTTGTTGTTTATATTCTTTTGCTTTTCAAGTTCCTTTGATTTCATTTTAACGGGCAACCCGTTTAATAATATCCTTTCGCTTAAAAGTAGTTGTTGCAAGTTGGAATTAAACGTTTCGTCAACCCAACCCGTATTAACTCGGTAGCTAATTATTCCATTTGTGTTAAATGTTTGCCGTTGGTTTCGTTGCGTATCCCAACTTCCAAATAACCCCATTTCTTGCATTAAATTAAATTCCGTTGTTGACGTGCTTAAACTTTCGTAACTGGCTTTGAAAAAAAATTCCCTTTGCCACGCTCCGTACATATTGATAAAATCGCACGTAACTACATCGTAATAACATTCCTCAATCGGGTAAAATGTAGCCTCCCAAATTAGTATATTAGTGTTTGTGTAAATTTCTACTTTGTTTCCCGTTAAATAATAACTCGGGTAAATCCTATAAACTTCGTAAATGTTACCCAAAGGGCTTACCGCACTCGTATATGTTAATCCTGTTTGTAGTTGAATATATTTAACGTAATATCCCGTAGGTAAATAAGTCGTAATTGTACCGCCTCTTTGCAACGGGTTTGCGCTCGGGTTGTTATTTGCATCCGCCCAATAATAATAATTTTGTTCGTCTAACTGTGCGTGCGCCTGTGGTATGTGTATTGGGTTGTAACCTTGCGAATAATACCCGAATCCGTCAAAAGCAAAATACGTAATCGTATTTAATAAAGTATAAACATTCGATACTAACTTATACCTTTTAACGTCGACGCAAATATATTGATTTGTCGCTAACGTGTCATTATCCGAACTGTAATTATTCGCCACTATATCGTGCGTAATATACTCCATTAAATACGGGCTTATATTGTAAAGCGTTTGCGTATTGTTACTCGCTGGAATAAGTTTTTCTAACGTGTACGTTGGGGTTGCTGGAACGGGACTTCCGTTCGTGTAAATGTATAACTCAACTTTACTACCGCTTTGCCCTACTTCATCCACTTCGATAATAAACGGACTTCGGGCGTAAATTCTATTTATAGCCATAATTTTTCATATTTTCTTTCATAATTTGGTCGAATAATTTTTCACTTTCTAACCCGTACCTATCTATTAACTCGTCGGGCAACCCGTTAAACGCCTGTTCAAAAGGTTTTGTAAACCATAAACTCGGTTTAATACCTTTTTCAAAAATTGAACGTGCGATTAAAAATTGTAAACTTTTCCGCCCTGTAAACTTACCTTTGTCTCTCGGTGCTAACCCTCTTCGTACTATCCATTTGTCTAATTTACTCGGCGGGGGCATTTTGGTTTTGTAACTAAACGGCGTATTGTATTTTTGTTTTACACCGCTTACCCCTTTATCCTGATACCAACCATACTCCTCCATTTCAAACATAAACGTCATAGAATTAGGCATTACCTTAACCGTCGCCTGTAAACTATCTTTTAACTTACCCGACGCCGTTTTAACCGCTAAATTTTGTTTAGCATTTTGTATAACAAAATTCCGAAACTCCTCTAACGCTTTTAATTGTAACTCCCTATCCATTTTAACAAACGTCCATATCGTTAGGGTAATCCACATCGAAAGTCATTGCCCAACCCGCTAAATAATTTTCGAACCGCTCCGTAAATGGCTCGCACGTTGGCGCACCTCTTAACTTATACATATTATCCCACATAGTCCCGTGTTTTAGCTTTTCAAACGCTCGATTAAGTATTAAAAATGTAGTATTCAAAACGTCTATTTCGTTATCTGCATTCTCAAAATTGTTCGGTGCTTCCTCTTTGCGTTGGCTTACGTTATCCATACATAAAAGCGTAACGTTTGCCGTTAGTACGTTATCGTTTAAGGTTATTTGATTAACCATAATATGCACTAACGGGAAAATGGTTTGTTTGCCTAAATCGACCGCAAATATATTACCTTGTGTTACCGTGTTTGTGAGTACGTCCGTATCAAAATGGTTTTTTAACTGGCTTAATAACGAGTAGTATCCGTTCATTTGTAACTTTTTTTAATTTCCTGTATTTCTATTTCGTTTTTTTCTAACTCAAAGGTGAGATAGGTGAGACACTTAAATAATCCGTATTTAACGACTTCGTCAAACTTTGTAACGTCTCCCTTAGCAAGTCCGTAGATTGAGCTATACCAACCCCACTTTTTGCCGAATTGTGTTCGTGCGCTAAAGTCGGATTCTCTTTTATCATTCTGTTCGTCTCGGTTTCCAAATAATTTAGGGTAGCGTTTAACAACTCGCTTCCTAAACTCCAAAAAAAAAGCGAGGCTGATATTGCTACGTCCATAGGTGCGTACTGCATTGCATCCGAAAATTCACTTGCACCCGTGTATTCAAAAATTTCGTATTTATCCCCTTTGCGTTTTGTAATTGGTCGGTACATTACTGCCATAGCTTTATGGAAATCCTCCCAACTTGATAGGTAGTTATCTAAATCCACGTACTCGCCAAAGGTTATATTTTCTAAATCCGTAATAAACCCGTATTCCATATTACCTATTTTGAACGTTGGTTGAAACTTTGGTTTTTCCGAAAAGATATTATTAAAATGTACTACCAACTCGTTTATACTCGTTAGCTTCATTTTAGCAACGTCCTTTATTTGAATACCGCAAAATATCTCAATCATTTTTTGAGCGATAAACTCTTCGTCGTTACTGGATTTTTGTAACTTCAAAAACGCTTGGTAATTCTTTAACGGTATTTCGTTAATTCTGCTCGGAACGTTTATTTCTATCTGCATAATTTAATAACTTTTATTTCGTGTTTTTGTATTTCGTAGCAACTTCGTATGCTCTTAATAACATTTCAAAATGAACGGGAAACCGTGCCATATTATTAAATACGATTTGCACCCGTACCCCTTTGCGCTCGTAAATGTATTCCTCAACGGCTTTAATCATTACTTGCATATCGTCCGTTCTACCGTATTGCATATTTCCCGTAATTTGAATTTAAGCCTAACGTTTCCATTTCGTGGTATCTTAATGCGTCTATGCCGTGGTTATTAAAATCGATAGGTTTGTTTAATCGTTTCCCTGTTTTGTCCGTGTCCCAAATATAGCCCCTCAACTCTTTAATTAAATTGGTACTATTATTCGTTATTAAATACTCTTGACGCTGCATTACATCAATACCGTAGTTAATTGAATCCTTGCCCTTTGTAACGCCTTTAATCGTTTTTCCGTAGCGTCTTATTTCCTCGATACTTTTCGGCTCGGAACTATCCGCATAAATCGGTACGGCACTGGGCACTAACTTTGCGATATCCGAATTTAATAACCCTGTTTGATAAACAATTTCGTTTACTATCCTTTGCCCGTTATACGAATAAATTTCAACTATTGCCGTAGGGTCGTTTGTGTAACCGAAGTCCATACCTAACCCTAATAACTTTGCGTCTTTTGGTATCGTGTCTATTATTTTCCAATTACTAAATACTACGCCCTCTAAAATACCTAACTGCCCCTCGCCATAA